TCGATCTGCGAGACGAGTACAACAACGGAACTCTATAGGATCACGAATAGTGCTCCTTTAGGCGTTACGATGTCTCGTACCGTAGTTCGCAAGGGTCGTGCCAAAGCTTCCGCAGCCTTTCCTAGCGCATACTTGCCGCTCCTTACGGGGCGTCAGGTAGGTATACTTTCATCCCTTGCTGCGTTGCGTTCGCGGTAAGCAAACACAACGAAGACGATGTAACAGTGAAGTCACATCTCAGCAAAATGAAAGAACGAGCATGTTCGCCGATCCTATCACAATCACCATCAACTCTGTCGCAAAGGCCCTGGTCAAAATCAACCAGGACCAATACGGTTCTGAATACTTCCTTCGGGAAGCTACTCAGGAGTTCCGTCTCAAAATTCGGAATACGTCCTACAAGCCGGCTGGATCTCTCCAGCTGACTGATCGGCACAATTTCGAATTCGTGAACACGGTATACGCGACTGCTACAGTCCCGGCTATCGTCCGCAAGATCTACAGCGTTTTCGAGAATTCTCGAAATGATACGTCTGCAGATCCGTTGAACGTCTTCCTCGGTTTCGTCGCCTTTCACTCGTCGGCGAACCTTCAGAAGGCCCTTAACTACGAAAGTTAAGGACTTCTTGCAACAATCTGTTGCTTGAAGATTCGACAATCGCGCTTAGTTGCCAACTTTTGATGGTAGGATCACTGGAATCTAATCCCGTGAGGCCTAGATGAAAAGCCAGCTAAACGAAATGCTCGAGGTCTGGTGCGCGATCATCTCCGATGTCGCGCGCTCGTACGCTACTGCCAGTGTGGAGTTCACTCGCGATTGCGAGTGGGCTAAGCACAACACCATTTCTCGTGGTATAGGGTTCTTCACCCTAGACCTTCCTTCTCTGGATACGCATCTACTCTCCTTGTTGGAGAATGGACGTGTTCACTTCGAGGGCCCTTTAACAGGCCGTCGTAGTAAGAAGGACGTGAGGCCAAAGTTTCTTTGGTACCTCTGGTCGAGAATATGCGATGTAAATGGCTGCCTATTACGTGAACCCGATCCTGATTCCATCTTCTTTCTTCGTCAGGTCTCTTCGACCTTTAAGAAGTTAGAACTTGGTTGCCCCGATTGGCGTCTTCAAGAGACACTGAAAGGGTACCACCAAAATGATGGACGGATCGCACCTCCAATCTTGGATTGGACAGCAGACGATATTGAAGTGGACGATCGAATTAGATTCTCTAATTCTTTTCTTCCGGGAGACACTCCCCTGTTCTATACAGGAGACGCTCCACACAATCTTCCATACCGTCGGTTCCTGCAGCGCCTCGATCGAGTTGCTGCAGTCCTTGTATCAGAATTAGGATCCTTTGACTCTATGTCAGAGGACTCTTATGATACAGGGTCGTTTAGGCATGGACCTGGTGCTGTCTCTAACCTTAAGTCGAATGCGTATAAATACGCATTCCCTTACTGGTCAGAGAAACTCGAAGGAACTTTTCCCTTCGACTGGTGTTCTGGTGCTCCGATTGGAAGCATTCCTAAGTCAAACTTGGAAATGCCATCCAAACTCTGCGCTGTTCCGAAGACAAGTAAGGCTCCTCGCCTTATTGCTTCTGAACCGGTAGAACATCAGTGGTGCCAACAAAAGATTGCGACTTGGCTTGACTCTCGTTTTTCAAAAACGATTGCCGGTCTATTTCTCAATCTACATTCTCAGGATCACTCCCGAGAACTTGTTGTCACCTCATCCCTGAATCGTAGTCTTTCGACTATTGATTTGTCGAATGCCTCTGACTTACTGTCATGTCGACACGTTGAAAGCATGCTCCGGGTAAACCCGGGTCTGCTACGTGCTGTTCATGCAGTTCGTACTAGAGTCCTTCGTGATCCGTACTCCGATAGCTTTATCAAGCTAAAGAAGTTCGCATCTCAGGGTTCAGCACTTACGTTCCCCTTAGAATCGCTTTTCTTCCTTTGTGTAGCACTGGCCTCGGCTGGTGCTTCCACTCCGGGAGAAATTCGAGCCTTAAGGAATAAGGTCCGAGTGTTCGGTGACGATATCATCGTCCCGAGCTATGCGTATGACGACGTGGTGCAAAACCTCACGTCTCTTGGATTAAGTGTCAATAAGAACAAATCGTTCTCACTTGGTCACTTCCGAGAGTCGTGCGGCCAGGATAGTTGGAATGGCTATGACGTCACTCCTACTAAGCCTAAGCACCTCGACGCAGACACGCCTGAGCACGTATTATCGATGCTGGAGTTTTCTAATAACCTCTATCTTAAGGGGTTATGGATTGCTTCAACGAAGGTAATGGAAATGCTCCCTTCTAGGTTTAGAAGGGTTGTACTTCCTCACGTCTCAGACGTTCCAGCGCTTCTCACTTATGGGGTTGCAAAATATCCACCAGTTAAGTGGAGTGAGCAGTACCATTATGAGTACTTCGATATGCACACGATTAAACGTAATGCAAGTCGGAGAGCACTGGACAGCAGCGATTCCTTGCGTGAACATTTCACGCGTAAGTATAGCGGACAGAATCCGCGTACACTCGGAATTGCGAAGCGGACTACGGCAAAATTTGCCGTAGCCAGGGTCGCTCTAACAAGAGCCAAGAATTTTATCTTCCTTTAAC